ACGGGCAATTCAGCGACGAGCCACTGGACAACCAACGCTTCCGAGTCGGGAAAGACGGCCGCCCTCATTTCGCCGCGTCCAGTCCCCGGCCGAGCGGCCGGTACTTGGCCGAGCGCGAACCGCCATGCTCAACGGTCGTCGCGTATTCGGCGTCGTTGTGGACCCGGATAACGTTCCGGTCAGTGGTCGTGAATGCGACCCGGAACGATTCCCGGTAATGCCCGGACGCGACCGGGCTGGCCGATTGCGCCGCCGCCAGCACGGCCGCCGCCTTCGCGGACAGCATGGCGCGCATTCCGGCCGTGTACGTGAGCGGTACGAATGCGCCGTGATTCAACTTGAACCGAACGGTAGCCATTAGCCCTCAACCCAGCGGAGCACGGCTTCCACATGATGCGGGCCGCGCGGTGTCCGGAGCGTCAGCGGCGGGCCGTCGATTTCGAACGTCTCGCCCTGGTATTCGATTCGATCCCGGCCGGTGATATCAACGCCCACGGGCACGATAAGCCGCCATACGGCGCGCTGGCCGGACCGTTGGTCGTCGTTCTCACTGGCCCCGGTGGGCTCGATCCACGCGGGCGTATCCGTCCGTGTGGCCGTGTCCCAATCGGTCCCCGCATTGCCGTAGCGGTCCCTTGTGACGGCAGCCCGGACGACCGTCACCCGCTCCGTTAGCAGCCGGTCGAGCGCCTTCATTGCGCCGCCGACCACGACTGCCGCCGGTACCGGCCGAGCACCCGGGCCACGTCCACGGCGGGTTCCTGCGACGACCGCGAATACGTCACCGAATACGACCCGACCGTTTCCTGTGCGACCAATGCCGCGTCGGGGTCGGATTGATTCAGCGACCGGGCCGCGAGCGCCAACGCAGCCGCCCGTAGGTCCGCCGGGACAACCCGGAATCCGTGGCTGTACGTAACCGTGACCGTCCACGGGAAACGGGCTTGCGCGTCCCATCCGGCGTAAGTGTTCGGGCCGAATACGAGCACGCCGTTTCCGAGGTGCCGCCACCAATGCACGGGGAGCGGCTGTGCGGGCTGGTCATTCCACGACCCCGTGACGACCGACACGGCGGTTACCGGCCGCTCGGGCAGCAGGAGCCGGGACGCCCCGCCGATCAGCGTCACCGTGTCGTCTTCGACGTACACGAGTTGCTGGCGCGTCTCGGCCTGGCAAAGCGCGGTTGCCGTTTCCAGCGCGAGCATTGCGGACGGGTCGTCGTCCGCAATGTCACGACCGGTGAATGCCGCCAATTCCCCAACCGACGCGAGCAGAGGCACGGGGTAATGTCCTTTCGTTTCGCGTCGTGTAAGGCGGGGCGTTATTCGGCTTTATACGTTGTTAGCGGTGCGGACCTTCTCGGCCTGCTTGTCGTCGGTCTCCGGAGTCGGAGCGCCGGACGTAACGCCCTTCAGCGTGTAATTGGCGTTCGGCGTAGGGTCGGTGTCCCGACCGATAAAGCCCTTCTCGTCGGCTGCCTTGACGGCATCCTCAACGGGCTTAATGGGGTCGTTCTTCGTGTCAGCCATTGCGCGTCTCCTGTCGATTACGGTTCTCGGTGCTCGACGGCCGCGACGGGTGAACCGGGGAATTCGCCGCGCCGCAGCCGTCGAGCCATTCATGGGGTCGGGCTAAATCACGCGCCGCGCATAACGGCGAACGGGAAGCGAGTCGCCACGTCCGGGTTGTCGTAATTCAGCGTGTTAGCGACCTGGAAACCGAAGCGGGCGACAACGCGAAGCGCAACCATGTCCTGCTGCGCGAGGTTGTAAACAATTGCGCCCGTGTTGTCGGTGATAACAGCCTGGTCGAGCAACTTGTACGTGATGTCCTGGCGCACGCCGAGAATGCCCTGCGTAAAGTCGCCCGCAATGGCCTCGACGGAAGCCGCACCGGTCGGCCAGAGCCCGCGCATCGGGTACTGGACATTGACGCCGTACACGCCGGTCTGCTGGTCGAGCAGCGGGCGGCCCTGTGTGTCACGCGCATTCCGGAGCAGCCCCCGGTACGCGGTGGAAGCCACGAGCCCATTCACGTCGAACCCGTCCGCCTCGACGGCCGAGAACAGGTTGGAGAAGTCGCCCGAAATGCCGCCCTGATTCTGCGGAGCGGTGCCACGGGTGACGGCGTGTCCGGCGGCCAGCGCGGCGGGCGCAATGGCTTCCGGCCAGGAGCCCGGCTTATTCACGCCGAAGAACACAGCGGCGTCGAGCGTGCGACCCACGGCCTGCTCGATCAGCGGGCGAATGCTGCCCCACACGTCAAAAGACGCGTCGTCAAGCACGGCCTCGGGGATCGGCACGATAGCCGCGATTTCCTCGGCCTGAAGGTACTTGTTCGCCCAACCGGCCTCGGTGGTCTGCTTGAGCCCAGTGTCACCGTTCACGAAATACGCGGTCGGCAGCGCGGCAAGGACCGGCATACGCGTCTGAGACGTAGCCATAGGAATCTGCCGAAACAGCGTCATTGCAGCGGAATTGCTCGTGAGATTGGTCAGAATCTCATTGCTGACCTGCTCGGGAATCGCGGCCTGAACATCGGTCCGCGAAATCACGTTGTCAAAAGGCACGGGGTATTCCTTCCGTGTAGTGGGACCGATAGCCCGGGGCCGGGCCGGTCGTTATGCGCGTCCGGCCATTCGGCGCAGAGCAGCGTTCATATCGGCGGGCGCAGCGGTTCCCCGCGCGCCCTGGTCGAAAGACGGAACCGGGACACGGCGAACCGAGACGCCAAGGTCGTTCAGCAATTCGTCGGCGTCGGCTTCCAGTTCCTCACGGGTGGAGCCAATGAGCCGCGCGGCCTGCTTCACGGAAAGCCCCTTCTCGGCGGCAACCTCGTACCGAATGGCGCGGGACTCGGCGTCACGCAATGCCTTCTCGGCGGTCTCGGCACGCTCCATTGCGCGCTGCTGCTCCGTCTTGTCGCGATCCTCGAAAGCCTTCAACCGTGATGCGAGTTCGTCGGCCCGGCGCTGCGCCTCGCGCGCTGCCTTCCGTTCCGCCGCAATTGCACGCTTACCGGCGTCGGTGAGTTCGGGGGAATTCCCGGAGGTCTCGGTGCTGGCATCCGTCGCGGAGCCGGTTCCGTTCTCCGTGTCGCCCGTCGCGGGCGCGTTGTCGTCAGGCATTGGCCTGTCCTTTCGCTATCTTGCCCGGCATTGCGCCGAAAATGCAAGCGGTGGGGGGATTTAGAAATAGCCGAATCGGTGGAGCGCGTCCCGGAGTGCTCCGGGGTCGTCCCCGTATTCGTCCAGCAGGCGGGCCGGGGTCGGCTTCCCCGGACGGCGGCGGCCCGGCGGCAATTCGCCAGGTGCCTTCATGCCGCGCGTGGCGTTCACGACCCGGCCCATATCCGCACCGGCCCGAATGGCGGCGGCCTCGCCCGCGCCGAATGCGGCGTCCTGCTCGTCGGCGGACATTCCCCGGAACAGTTCCCCGGGGTCTTGCGTGCCGGGGCGGCCGGTGCCAATGACGGGAACGTGGATGCAGTCACAACGCGGGTGGCGCTTAAAGCCCGCGTTCCGCCGGTACACGCGACCGGCCAGCAGAATGCACCGGCCGCACGACGGGAGGTTGACTTGCCGGACGTATTCGGTAACGCGCGGCTCCAATGCCAGCGCCATTCCGTCCGCCACCCGGCCCGCTGCCTGCGTTTCCGAAACGGCAATGAGCCGGAGTTGCCGCCGCCCATACCCGAGCGCGTCCGCGACCGTCATTCCTTGGCCGATCCGCCACTTGGTCCCGATCACGGGGAGGTACAGCAGCGAGCGAAGATCGCGCCCGTCTGCGGCCAGCCCCGCGAACGTCCGGGCGGGCACGACGGCGGCGGGGTCGGCGGCGGCCCCCTGTGCCGCCGTGGCGGCCCCGACGTACCCGGCGGCATCCGTGGCCGCCCGGAGTTGCCCGGCGGTCACAGCGGCCACCGTGGGGCCGCCCACGACCGCTTCCCACGACCCCGCCAGGTCGGCGGCGTCGAGCCGAGCCCAGTACGCATCGGCCAGCGCCGCGACCCGCTCCGCTTCCAGCCGATGCCGCCGCGACCGGGCGACGGCCAGCGCAACAACGTCGGCGGCCATTACCCGGCCGGGGGCGTGGCCGCGAAGCCCTCACCGGCAATGGACGTGAGATCGGACAATGCGCCCTGCTGGGCTTCCTCGTCCCGCATTGTGCGGAACCGCTCAATCTGCTGCGGCGAATATCCGGCGTCTTCCCACAACTGCCGAAGCGGGACGCCGAGCGCACGCTTCTTGGTCAGCGCGTCAATGTGCTCCGATTCGGAACGGGACTCCGGGTCGCCCCATATAACCTCGGCGTCGAGCGCGGCGGCCCGCTCGGGATTGCCGGACGCCAGGAAAGCGAGCCGGATTACTTCCTCCCACGATTCCCCGAAATGCCGCTGCTTCCGGCGGACCTTCGCGACCAATCCCGTCTCGGCCGACTTGATCGACTCCCCGGACGGGAACTGCCCGGTAAGCGCGAAGTAATGCGGCGGGGTCCGGGTCTGCGAAGCAATGTGCTGCACGATCAATTCAATTGCCGCCGCGTAATTCGCCAGCGACGTTTCCCCGAATTCACCGAACTTCGTTTCGGGATTCTCCCCGATCCACAGCCGGTCAACGGCGGCCTTGAAAGGCTCAACCGGCATGTTCGTAATCGGGTCGGTGGGAAT